CACCACCGATTGCGTCAGACACCACAGCGGTGTCACTCAGCACAGGCATGTATTCATTGGAGAAGAATTTCAGCACCTGACCCACAGGGATCGTATACATATACTTCCAACGATAACCGTCAGCAGTGGTAATAATAGAAGTTGAAGTACCCGTAGGCTCAACAGTAGAAGGCTTACCGTTAGGATCACTAGGGGATGTTCCGTTATAAATGCACTTATATACCTGATACGATGAGTTAACAACGTAAAAGTCTGCATCATAAAGTTTGGTAGCACCAGAAGATGCGGTCTTAGTTGAGCTATAGTCATGACGATACATGTCATAAACATAACCCAAGCCACCAGTGGTTTGCTCAGGAGGAATCCAGTCGGTGCGTCTAATAACCTGAATAGTATCATTCGCCAGCACCCTCTTCATGGAGATCATATCGGAATAGTCATCCGCAAACTCCTGGAATGAATCCACGGGGTCTGGGGGTGCATTCTCATTGTCCCATGCCTGAGGACGACCGATGAAAACATACAGTCGATCTCTATCACTACCAGCATCAAGGTCGGACTGAGTAGGGTCGGGACCCTCCAAAGACTTTCTAAACCTTTCGGCAGTAAAGATTCTAAACTGGTCGGTAAGTAGCGCCATTTTAAGGAAATTGCCTTCTTTTTATTTATGGGACTTATTCGTCCTCGTTTCTTACATACTTTGTATATTCAACAGTCTTAATCGTTGCAGTTGCAGAGCTGAGACTACCCTGCAGAGTTTCACCGACTGCCCACTTATATGTAGGATCGTTATCAACGATGTCAGAAATTGACAGTGTAAATTGACCTGTCTTTGGTCCTGTGGTGGAAGCAACTAGAGTTGCTGTAATACCACTTGTCAAACCTTGAATTGTTTCTCCAGGTTGGAAACTAATCAGGTTATTGATATATTCGATAACAATACTACCTGTTGACTGGTGTGCTTCACCGTCACCAAGCAAACCTGCAGTCTGAATAGTTGCAACCAACTGTTGAGGACTACCGTCATATACCTGATCACCCACTTGGAAGAGAGTGGTGTTTTGACCACCAATAGTCTCCTCAATACCATATTTAGATGATGCAATACCACCGTCAAGATTGATTTGATTTTCAAATTCCGTGGCGGTGTTAATCAAGTCGGGAATGCCATCGCCATACTGGACAACATCATTCTCATCAGTATATGACTCATCGTCGTCTTCAAATCGACGATTGAGAATCAACGACAGTGGACTTGTAAATGCAACAATATCCTCGCCCTCTACCTCAATCAATGTGTGAGGTTCTTGACCTGTCCCTGATGATGCTGCAGATCCAGCAACGAATGCCACAATCTTTGCTTTCTCACCTGATCTACCTGCATCAATAAATGCTAGCTCGTCAATCTCAAAGGTTACATACAGTGCTCTTTCATCTCTAATCCAGTCATAAACAACTGCAACTCGGTTGTTAGAGTTTTCTACAACACGTCTAACTTTGTCAGTAACCTGGAATTGATAGTTAGTAAGACCTGTATTGGGATCATCCTGAAGTCCATCGAGGATAACTTTTTGGTCAAATCTGAAATTGACACCCCTATCACAACCAGTGAAAGAAGTAGAAGTTTTGCCTGTATAACGAATAACCTCTCTACCAATCAGCAGTTTTCCAGATCCTGGATATGCATCAGTAGTCTCAACGTTAATTGTTTCTGCATTAGCAGAAACATTAGTCAATAGACCTGTCAGGTTATACAGGACAGAGTTGAGTGATTGTCTGTTTCTTGCTTCTCTAACAAGATCAGTATCTCTGGTAAAGATGACTTGAGGATCATTTACATATCCTCCACCACCAGATAGCAGATCAATGTTTGTAATAACACCAAGATCAATAAATGCTTCAGCAGTAGCACCAGATCCACCACCACCAATAATTTGAATCAGAGGAGGTGTCTCAAAGAATTCACCTTGATTTGTTAACTGGACACTGGTAACACGACCAAATCTGTTAACTGATGCAACACCAGTAGCACCTTGACCACCGCCACCAGAGATAACGATGTTGACATCTTCTTCTGTATAATTCTGACCTTGATTCTCAATAGTCAGACCTGTGATGAGACCTGTAACGGGGACTAACTGAGATCCAGATCCACCACCACCTTTGATCTCTGCAGAGGTATCAAAATAACCATCACCTGGGACAGTGATCTGAATAAAGTCAATGCCACCAGATCCATCTTCTTTCAGGAAGACGTTACCAGTAGCATGACCATCTGATCCCTCATCAGTAATTTCTAAGCGAAGAGGATCGTATCCCTCACCAGGATCGAGGATTTCTACAGCAGTAATTTCGCCATTATCTCCTTCAATAACTGGTCTTAGGACTGCTTCGCGAATTGGCGTGCCACTATTAGTAATACGGAGTCTAGGGGGATCATTCGGGTCATACCCAGATCCTCCATTCTCAACGTAAACTTCCCTAACTCCAAAAATACTATTGAAGATAGGGTTAATTACTGCGCCACTTCCAGGGACTGTCCTTGTCATCTATTAGACCACTACAATGTTACCGACCATTCCAGAGTGCAGAGTGCATTGATACACATATGTCGTGCCAGCACTCAGTGTCATTGGCACTGTCCAATACTGGATTCCATTTTGTGATCCAGCAATGCCTGTCACTGCAGATCCACCTGCAGACTGACGGATTGCAAATGGGTGTCCACTGCCAGTCAGGTTATTGAATCTGTATGTAAATCCACGATAGACATAAATTGTTGGGTTACCACTGGTATTGTTGTAACCACCACCAGTAAGCACATAACCACTGACCGTGCCACCTGCAATATCAAAACCAACACCAGCAGATTCTTGTGTTACCCAACCATCATTTGAATCATAAATGAGCACCTCGTTGGAGTTTGCTGTGGGGAGAAGACCTGTAACACCAATGGTTACCGTGTTTGAGGTGACAGTTGTGGATACGCCAGTATCACCAACAATGCTCAACGTTGAGGTAGACAGTGCTGCTGTAGTAGATCCAGTATCGCCACTGATTGTGCGATAAACTTCTTGGACTACGTTAGGGGCGTCGTTTGTAATAGTGAGGTTATCGCCATTGATAGCAGTGCTAACTCCAGTGCCACCAACGAAGTTAATAGTAGTAGCAGTGCTATTCGCAGTTTTACTTCCACTGTCAGATCCAATTACAGAGAAAAGATTTTGATCAGGATCTCCCAGAGTGCCACTCATGTTAATGGTGACTGTATCTCCAGTGATCGATGTCTGAATATTTGTGCCGCCAGCAATAGTCAGAGTATCAGTTGCTGCTGAAGCAGTTGTTGATCCACTATCCGCATTGATAGTTTCAAACAAGTTTTGTGTGGTGCCACCACCACCGCCACCACCATTGAGGTCATTAGCGGGCTCCCATTTGCTGTTAGCTGTGCTCCACTTCAGGACTTGACCATCAGAAGGACCACCGCCAACTGTAAGGTCAACATCATCCATATCACCGATGGATGATCCTGTATCTAGGAGTTGTGTCCAAGCACCAGAGTGTGCAAAGTAACCATGTGCTTCATTATGGACATGGATAAACATGCCATGATGAGTAGCAGCATCGGGCAGATCTGTTAAGGCATCCACATGGTTTGAATACATCAACTTACCACTGGTGCCATCAATATAAGTTAAAGCATCACCAGTGCCGCCACCCCATAACTTAATCTTACCTGTGCCGTTAGGTTGAATTACGACATCACCATTTGATTCTGATGTGATTTGGAATGTCTTGACATTCAGATTCGCTGTCAATGAATCATAGTGTGCTTCAGCAAAAGCGGATCCATTCCATCGCAATACCTGTCCATCTGCAGGAGTCCCTACGTTTACCTGGAGGTTGGTATCGTTACCAAGAGCGGTATAGATTTCGTCAATGACGCTGTTGAGTTTGATAGCACCATCACGGAGACTATCGCCCAATCCGTCATTAGCGGTGTTACCAATACTAAGGTTTTGCTTGGCCATGGATGGTTACTCTTTTACAGTGTTATTTAGGTGCCGTCGAAGGTTTGGATTGTGGAGTCCATTGTGCTAGTAGTGCTATCGAAGCGGTTATCAAGATCTCCACCACCACCAGATCCAGTAACTGTCAGAGTGACAGAGTTAGAATCGAGAGGTGAGTTTTCTGCATTATTTTGTGGGACTGGTCCTCTAATACGACAACGGTATTTGTAACCAGTCATATATGCCAAAGCGGTCACTGAATAGCTAGTGCCTGTTGCACCAGTGATTGCAGCAAACGCAAATCCACCATCAGTAGATCGATACCACTGATAGGAGATAGGTCCGTTTTCTGGAAGGATCTGAGCAGCAACTGTAAAGGTTGCAGTCTCTCCAACATTCTGGGTTGCATTCTGAGGTTGCAGAGTAAACTGCAATGTAGGAAGCACAGGAGCGCCGCCACCGCCGCCACCACCCTCGCCAGGATCGGGGATTACAGTCTCAATAGTGAAGGTTGTATCCAGAGTTTCTCTGGGTGTAAATCCCATCAAATATGGGAATGTGGGGACATCTGCATCAGATGCATCTGTAGAAATAAAATAGGCATATGTGCCATTAGGAAACTCAGGTGTTACACAAAATCTACCGTTATGGTAGTCAAGTGATCCCGTGCCCTCTACATACTCCCAGTCCTGTATCAGTGCCCCTGCAGGAGGGTTGTCGGAGTCATTACCATACTCAGGTCTCCCTGGTGCCTCATTATCTTTAATACCATAAGATGAGGTCATATTTGTGACACCACTTAGATTATTCCAGGGGTCGTTATAACTGAAAGGACCGTAGATAGGGAATCCATCAAAAGCAATGCCGAGCATTTTGGAGTGACCATCAGGGTGTCTGATGTTGTCACCATTAAACTGTGTGCTACCGTAATAGTCGTTATAACCTGCCATTGCTGAATTTGCCTTCCAGCAATCGATAAAGTGACTATCGTGATAGTGATATTGTCCCGACTGCTCAGGGTGACCACCGCAATTATCAGGACCGAAGTTTACGATGTCTGGGTCAAAGTGTGCATTCCAATTAAATCCAATAGGAGGTTGACCACCGCCACCAGCACTAGGATTAAAGAATGCTACACCATTAGCAGCAACACCAATCATACCCAGAGGTGTCTCTAGGCGAGCATTTCTCTGATCATAGTATTCATAGGTGCCAGTCGTGCCTGCTTCTTGAGTCCTCATAATGAGGTCAAGACGATCATCAGATGCTAACCAACACTCATCTTCAATTGAAGTAAATGAGGTGCCTTTATAAACAAATTTTCTCTTGATACCATCACTGAAGGTAAACATGAGATGGTCACCAACACGAATCTCGTTATCAGTGCCAAACAAACTATTGTCATTCAATGACAATGAAATAGATCTGATGAATCCATCTTGGACCCATGCATTACTATCAAAGGTGCGACTGATACCAAACGTGCCGCCACGATAAAAGAAGTCGTGATCAAAATCCTGCTCAGTTACTGAGTTGGGATTATTGTCATTCGGGAACGTGCCATACCCCACGGGGTTGGGCAGTCCATCTGCCGCCACCGTGAGGATGTTTGTGGCTTGGTCATAACTGGCGGTTGCAGTCATCGCTTTTTACTTTTATTTAGTTGTCGTCGAAGATCTGGACGGGACTGAAGTTACTGATCACAGTAGCACCAGTCTGGACGCTCAGGATTGCGGACAATGAGTAGACAGGTGTTGCACCCGCTGCCGTGATAGCAACGCGGTATTCATCACCATCATCAGATTGGACAGTATTCGCAGTGTTGTATGTTGCTTGGTTAGCACCAATGATGTTGAGCCAAGTCTGAGTGCCATACTCCTTCTTCTGCCACTGGTAGTTGAGGGTCTGATCATTAGAGACCGTTGCCACAACCGTGAAGGATGCAGTAGTGCCCTGGTTAACCGTGACATTGACAGGATCCTGAGCGATTGCGATTGCACCAGGCGTGACAGTTGTGCCGCCAGTGTATTCGCTACCTTCGCCCGCGAGGACATCAAAACCGCCATTGACGGGTGTGCCTTCGGGTGAGGTGAAGTCATCAGGGACCTCGTTATCAACTGCAACTGCCGCAGAAGAGTAGTTAACACCAGAGTCCTTCACATCGATTCTTGCAACACCCATCAGTGCTCTGATGCGTGCGTCGAAACCAGTGGAAGAGATAACGTCCACGTTGGGGATGCTGGTATAACCGTCACCAGGGGAGGTGAGCAGAGCATTTGTAACTTCACCAGAAGTGATGTTTGCAAGTGCTTGTGCGTTACGACCCTTAACAGATCCTGTGTATTCAAACGTGATCAGTGAGTTGGAAGATTCAATCAGAGCGACCTCACGACCGAATTCCTCACCCTCAATGAAGAGTCTGTCACCAGTCTCGATGGGAGGCACCACAGTTGCTGCAATCACGTCAGCGTCACTACCAATGTAGGAGAATCCAACGAATGTCGCGCCTGCGCGAGGCACTTCAGCGAAGATGATTCTAGAACCAACGATCTCATATGCAACACCAGGCTCTTGGATAATACCGTTGAGCGAAACAATGATATTGTTTTCTGGGCGAATCACGTTAGAGGAAACACCCTCAGTCAGCGTCAGTGAGTAGAAGAGACCGTCACGCTTCAGGTTGAAGGAAGATCTCAAGGAGTCAAACTCAAAGCTGATATCATCCAGTTGACGGAGTTTACCAACGTAGTAACCAATAAACTCAGATCCGATATCAGGTGGCTCGGAGAAGTTGATCTTATCGGAGAATGCAACGTAGGAGTTGTTACCACCAGGAGGTTGCAGCACACCGTTGACCCAGACAAGCAGGTGACCTGCGGGATCGGGGAAGTATGCTTCACCATTGGAGATTGTGAGATCAAACTGAGTTTGAGTGCCGTCGAATCCACGGAAGTAACGCTCAACGCGACCTTCCAGTGTGCGTGCCTTGGAAACACCACCGCCCCATCCGTAGTCGGACTGGAGAGACATGTTGTCGATGAATTCGCCAACTACATTCTCCAACCAGATAGTTGCCGTGATACCTTGCTGCACGATTGAAGCAACACGTCCGTAGGCAGAATATGTGGTTGTAGTTACGTTAACGACGTTAGCGTAGATTGTTGGGAAGTTGGATCCGATATCAATCTTACCAATGTTGTTGGCGGGATTAGTCAACTCAGTGATGTCAGCACCAATACCCACGGGTTGCAAGTTGGTGATAAACAGGCGATGGATGCCATAGGTAGGATCGCTAGGATCAACGTTGGTGCCATCGATGTATTGAGTTACAGTTGCACGGAAACCAGGATTCTTCTCTGTGGTACCTTGTAACAAGGATACCTCATCACCCACGCGGAAGGTATCTGAGACACCTGTGTCCGTGATTGCAACTCCCAGGTCAATCTGATAAGTTGCAACGCCGTGGACATACTGGTTAAGTTGAATCTGGGTGCCAGAGAGACCCTTGACTTCCAAGATGTAGTCTGTGACGTTACCGTAGATAACATCACCAGCATTCCAAGCATTAGAGATGGTTTCAACATCGATCGTGATACGACCACCAGTGTTACCCGTGAGAGATCCTGCCTTGTTGATGTAGGTATCCATGTAACCCTCGTAAGAGGAATTCTTGGAGAAGAACCATTCACCCGTAGCGAAGTCACCCAAGGTCACGTCGAGCAGGAATCTATCTTCAACAGTGCCGATAGTTGCAGTAGCACCACTATCAACACCTTCAATTACATCACCAGGGTTAATAACACCTGCGCGATTGAGAAGTTTTACAAATGACTCACCATCGTTATTTGCGGGAGTTGTCTGGAGCACATATCCGCTGTTGGCGGTAGCACCTTGGACAACAACTTGCTCTCCATTGATGAATTGGTCATATACACCCAGGACAGAAGAGACGTTGGTGAGGGGATAGTATTCAAACACCTTGAAGATGTTTGCTTCATTAAACTGGACTCTACCAACTTCAGAAGTTGCTTCTGAGGTGGATCCCACGAGCACGTCAGCGGGATTAAATCCACCCTGGATTGGGGTCTCTGAAGGATCTTCGGGGAAGACAGTAGTTGCACGATTGATGCCGCTACGTCTTGTGACTGCGAAGATCTGTTGACCAGAATTGGTGAGATCAACCTCAAGTTTCTTAAAGCGACCGTCATGGATGTAGTGAGCACCAATCTCAAACCATGTTGCAGTAGCAGTGATGCAATAGAAGAAGGGTTGACCAGAAAGTCCTTCCAGGGAGGTCTGGGATGCAGGGATATACTGCAGGACATCACCACGACGGAATTGGTTTGGACGGTTGATTCTGATGCGATACTCAGCACGCTCATAACCCACTTCCACAACAGGTGTCAGCAAGACCAGAGCAGGATCAGTATTGTAATCAATACCCATTTCGTGCGAGGTCTTCATGTTTTGTGCATCCGTAGATGCCACGAAGGTCACGCTTGCTTCAGTTGGGAATTTGCTCAATTCGAGAGCATATTCCAGAGGGTTGAGGGAGGAGTCAATAATAAACTCTGCTGCTTCCTGGAACCACTCAAAGCGTTGTCCATCATCACCTGCGAAGGTGGGATATCCTGCCCAACCTGGATCTTCATCCAGGAGATACAGAGCACTCTTGATATACTCACGACAACGTGTCAGAGCATAGATCAGGTGAGATCTAGTTGTATCTTGGAAGGCGATGAAGTTACCTTCACCATCAAACCATGTCTGAGCGAGACGGAATGATCCAGCATTACCGCCAGTAACCATGTCATATCTAACCGCACGCAAGACAGCATCCGCGAAGGAGATATCTACGTTTGTGGATGCATAGTTTGCAGTAGTTTGATCAATTACTCTTTGTGCAATTGCCTGGTGGTTGAAGAGCAGCATATTTGCAACATGCTTCTCATTATTAGTGCCACCACCAAGAGTATCAATCATGATATCAAACAGAGTGTCGATAGCAGATTGCTCGTTATGGCAAGTGCCTGCTTGATATTCTGTATTGTTAGTTGGGGGCAGAGTCTTAGGCACACCAGTCAAGTAGTTGTTGCTATTGACAGCAGCTTCTGTGATGGTATTGATAACAATGTCAAACAGTGTATCAATAGCGGATGCGACATTGGGGCATGTCTGATTCCAGAAACCATCTTGATCTTGACCACCATTAGCGAAGTCATATCCGACTGTCAGATCTCTATATGCCTTCTCGGGCGTATACTTGATAGGCCAGATATAAGGCAGACTGTAGGAATTGTTTGCAACGTTACCAGGATTGGAGATTGCATTAGTAACAACCTGCATCAGAGTATCGATTCTTGCTTCGATTTCTGAAGTCTCAGTGCCAGTGAAACCAGGATCAACCTGACGATTTCTGTAGTAGATCAGATCACTAGGAGCATAGGGTGAGAGAGGTGCAGTTGTGTTATTCTCACCAGCGGGCACAGAAGCAGCAGCATAACCACCACCGTAAGTGCCATTGTTGTTATCTGCACACCAGATACCTGCTGCTTCACCAAGACCCGTAGAAGTATTACCAGGGGTCTGACCTTCTCCAATTTGATTACCATCAATCCAGATTCTCACACGACCAGCGCCAAGGATCTGGTTACCACCAACACGGATCTCAATAGTAATCTGGTGACGATTATCATCGAAGTAACCATCAGCAATCAGGTCAGCAACAGGCACGTCAACCAATGCCAGACCAGTATCGCTATGTGAAGCACCACCTGCAACAGTAGTGTCGGAGTTACCAGCACGCAGTCTCAGATAAGTTTGGTTGTCACGGAATCCAAGATACAGACCCTGGGAAGAGTTATTACCAAATGACAGGAAAGTAAAGTCTGTCAGACCGCTGCTAGGCAGGACGGCATCAAATTCAAATACAGCATCTTCAGTAGGCGTCACACCAACTGCAGGGTTGGTGCTGATGCTAACTGTGCGGAATGCCCAATCTCTAGTAGAGATGTTGTTAAACGTAGTAATATCAACGCCACTGACAGGATCAACATTTCTCAATTGGTTGGTGGGTTGAGGCGTAGCGTCGTAGTAACGCTGTCCTGCACTCCATCCAGCATTGTTAGTGATCAGTTGATCTCTCATTGCACGCTTCGCCAGGTCGCGTGCTCTCTCCAGAATCCAGATAGACTCTGTTGTAACACCACTCAGGTGCTGAATAGTATTTGCAGTGTTGACATAGAATTCAGCAGCATACTGCATCCAGTTTTCGCCACCATACTTCAAGTTGAAGACCAGTGACTTCAGGATATCAGTTGTGTCATGGACACAATCGATGTAACCATTGGAGACCACAGCACCTTTCTTAGCGGTGACGAAGGTGTGAGCATACTGACCATCAACACCAGATGCACCCACGTTTACCGTGATTGTATCTGAGGTATGTGCAGTAATTGCAATAGATGCGTTATAGTTGCCATCGCCCTTACGGGGATAGTATTTGGTAGCACTGTTTTGATCCAGAGTGCAGGTGAAACCGATAGACTCGGGTTGGATTGTGATTCTGTTTCCAGTAACCAGTCCATGACCAGCACCAAGGTTGATGACCGAAACGCCGTTTGCAGGGTCGTAAGTTGCAGTTACAACATCAAATTCCTGACCGCCACGAATACCACCGTTGATATTCAATGAAGGATATTGCTGCATACCGTCGTAGACAGCGTTTTCAGCAATCAGACGAATGTTAGCGTCGATAGCATCTGCGGTATCGCGATACATGATCTCGAATGGATTCTGCTCGTAGGATTGGACAGAAGTCGATCCAGGACCATTTCCTTCGATGTAATCTCTACCAAGTGCATTACGCATTGCCAGAGTGCAAAGGTCTCTAACAATCTTGTAAGTGGTTACAGATGCTTCCCACTCACTTTCAATATGCTTGAGTGAATTGTCCTCAGGCTCGATGTAGAGCTCCGCTGCTTCCCAAATTTCTTTGTTGCAATTATGGAGCAAATCGTGCAGGACGGCATCAATCATGTCCTCAATGTCATCTTCACAGTTGACAGCACCACCAGGGATCTCGAATGTCTGATACTTGGACAGATCATTCATGATTGCCACTGCTTCCTTAGCAATCAACTTCTGATTACCCTTGATCAGTCTCCATGCATCATAGTAGTTACTCCAGTTAGCAACTCCAGTTTGAGGCCATCCTTGAGTGTCAATAGTGATAGTGTCATCGCGATATGCTGATCTGGTGGTATAGAGAGGCTCGTAGTAATCGCCATTTTGGACCCAAGCGGGCACACCCAATTCAGCAACTGTGGTATTAGGAGAAACCAGCATGTTGTTTGCTGCTTTCAAGCACAGGAATTTAGCGTATGCAAAGGCGTCCAGCATGGGATTCAACTCATGCTCAACGTGCAGGATATTATCCTGAGAGTCAAGATAGTTGTCGATTACTGCCTTGGTGTTGTAAGTGCCCCCTGTAACAAGGTCACCGATAATACCAGGGAGAATATAATTCTTGATGTCATCAATACATCCAGAGCTACCTGCACCAGGCATGATGAGGAAGTTGGTCTCTGTGCCATCAATGTCCTTGGTATACTTGTCATTGAGGTAACCAACAACTTCTTCTGCGATGTAATCGCGGTTTTTCCAGATGAGGACACCAGAATCCTTGAATCCATTACGGGTTGGTGCAAGGACTTGCAGGAGATCATCAATCAGAGCACGAATTTCATCTTGGACTGATTGTGACGCAGGTGAGGAGAAGTTGTTAGGAATTCTCAGTTTCTCACTGTAAGCTCCTGTCAGATCCAGACTTGTGGTTGTAATTACAGTGTTGATGATGTCACCAACCACATCCCATGTGTAAAGGGTCTGCAGAATCTCATTACCAACGTGCTTCAGTTTTCCTGATGCTTCCAGGTATGTGCGAGCGGTATACAGAGTGTGATAGTTACCACCTTCTCTGAGGTCCTTAATCAATGCACCAATGATGTAATCCTTGGTATCACGCAGACAGTAGTTTGTGCCACCGTAAGAGTTGTTAGCAGGATCATCACCAGGCATGATGAAGTCGGGGAATTGTGCCTTCATCATTCCGACTGCCTCTTCAGCAATCCATGCATCATTCAATTCAATGATGTCTGCACATCTTCTTTGCTCTGCTCTACCCAGATCAACATCCTTGATGATCAGAGACTTAGTTTCGTAGTCAATGACCTTAGCAGTTGCCGAAGAGGTGCGAGATCCAGTGAAGGTTGCAAATGTCTCAGTCGTGGAGCAGATGAAGTCTCCCTCACCATTAAGACCCAAGACAATGTTGTCATTAGTGTAATCAACCTGTGTGGCAGGGATGAAGGACTGGGTATACAGACCTTGCTTGTTGTTGATAAAGAAGTTATCAAGGAAACCAGTGTATCCAGTTGCTGCGTTGAAGTCAGCACCGATAGTTACCTTGGTATACAGGTAGTCATTGGTATCAACATAGTTGCTGCCAACCTGAGTGCCATCCACATACAACTGGAGGACATTGTTGTTTCTCACCAGAGCAATATGCTGCCAGAGAGTTGCAGTGATAGTGCCACCAGAGATCAACTGAGTAGTGCCGTTGTAAACTCTGAGGGTGCTGCCATCCATTACCAGGCGCAGACCAACGTTTACATCGTTACGACGCAAGTCAACCAGAGTTTGTGTGCCAGTTACTCCTGCAGCTGCCCACCAACCTTCGATAGTGAAGTCATCTGCAGTGCCGAATGCATAATCGTAAGAATCTGCAGCAACCAGATAACCTGCTTGTGGGAAGGAAAGTGCCTTTTGCCCATCGAGTCTGAAATACTTGTTGACCTTGGTTTGGACAACGTTACCCTGATTTGCCAGAGTTGAGTTGGTAAGCAACTCACCTTCTTGCAGAGTGCCTGTGATAGGACCAGCAAAGATCCACTTCAGACCAGAGTTGACGCCAACAGCTTCAAAGACTGCACCTGAGGTAACGCCTCGGATTTGCTGACCGAGGACAAACAGACCAGAAGACTTATCGTCATATGCAATCTTCGCTGTGCGGATTGTCTCACCGTCAACATATGTGCCGTCGCTGACAGATGCCAGAGCGTTGACGTTATTGAGGTTACCAGCAGCAATTGCAACAGTAGCAATATCTGTCAGGGTTGCAATGTAAGCACGGACATCAGCACAGTTGTTGATATCCTGGTTGTTACCATTTGCATAGTTTGCATCATACAGTTGACCAGGAGCAGTGCCACCATAGGTCAGAGGATCGTAGAGAATCTCAAGATCCTTGTCATACAGCAGGTTGTTGATTGCTCTGTATGCCAGGTCACGGATCTTATTGAAGACAGTGATTGACTCAGCAGTCTCGCCAACCAGACCATTCGTCAGAGGGACACCAGCACCATCAAAGTATGACTTGGTGAATTCTACAATGTTGAAGTTGCCACCTTGTGCAACGTCATTTGCCAGAGCATCGACAAACAGACCAGCGTCACGACGACACTTGACCTGACCAGGAGAGTAAGTGCCAACTTGCTCATCGGGCAACTCAGACAGAGTGCCATTTGTCAGTGCCTCATCAACAATCTCCCACAGAGTTGTCAGAGCATCTTGGACATCAGAGCAACCGTCAGGATCGGTGTTGTCGGTGTTGCTACCAGCAGTGCCGTAGTCATCGTTAGGTGATTGGTCAGCAGTGATGGTCAGATCTTGATATGCATCATATACAGTGCCAGCGTCAGGACCATGGAGAGCAGTATACTGACCACTCAGGTTATTGGTGATAGCAAGCAGGACATAATCCTTGACTTTCTCATATGCAAAACGTGTTTCAAGTGTCTCGCCATCCACATAAACTAGAGCACCAGTACTATCAAAATACTGTTGGGTAAATTTGCGGATGTAGACGTTACCACCGCGATAGATGTCAGCACCCAGAGACTCCATGAAGATCTCCATGTCACGCTTACACTTAGCGGGATTGGGATCGGTGAATGAAGGGAATTGTGCCTTCATATCATCGTATGCCTTAGCAGCGATGTATTGTCTATTCTTCTGGATGAAGCGATGTGCATCAGCAAATCTACTCCACTCATTTGTCTGGATGTCTCCAGGATAGTAGAAGTCAGGATGCTCAACGACGATCTCAGCATCGCCCCAATCAATCAGTTGCTGCTTATTCTCTCTGATACGAGTTGCAGCATCATAGAATCTATTGCCTGCAGTGCCATGATATGCAGAGGTTGGGTTGCCATAGAAAACTCTTCTATTCTTGATGACATCGCCTTCAGCAATAGTGCCACCAGTCAGATCAGTGTAAGTAACTTCAGTGCTTCTGACTTCTTCAAAATCGAGGAAGTCAGCATTGATACGCTCTTCATCGTTATACAACTCAGTAGGAGTGATAGAAGACTTAGAGATATCATCCAGAATAACGTTAGGATTAGTAATGCTAACCAGACGCTCAAACAGCAGACCGTAGAATGTGGATCCAGGGTTGATCTCCAACTCAGTAACGATATCGGAAGTTACAGGATCAACATAAGGTGAGATGAATGTAATCTGACCAGCAATCTTAGACTTAGCAGAATAGATAAACTCATTCAGTTTCAGGTCAAAGATACCAGTTTCATACTTGGCGGTGCCAGAAGTCTTACTAACAACCAGACGATCGCTGATAACACCATCAACAAGGTTAGTCTCTTCGATGATCGCAGTGTCACCTTCCAGGTTTGTAATCGACTCACCGAATTGGAAGATGGTGTCAGTATTGAGCAGATCAACGGATTGGACCAGTGCAGAGAAGAGAGTGCCACGGACAATCTCTTCATTCAACTCGAAAGGACCGCCAGTGATGTTAATAACATCCAAGTGGTTGGTGCCAGAGTCAATAACAGTTGCAAATGCATCAGAGTTTTCGCCTTGGATCTGCTGACCCAGGGTGGGGAAGATACCGTAGTTAGGAATACCTGCCTGACCAGAATACAGATTGATTCTGTAAATTGGAGTAGGTGTAACTTCGATAATTCTGTAGTTGACCTTAGATGCAGGTCTGGGTGCCTCAGAGAATACGAGGTTACCACCAACCACCTGATAGGAATCGCCAGGTGCCTGAATCACACCGTTGATGGTGATCATCAACTGATTCTGGTTAACGATAACTTGCTCACCCTCAACTGTGATGGGGAATTGCTTGTCGATACCGTTGAATCTGTCAGAAACGTTATCCAGTTTCTTAACGATAGAAGTCAGAATTTCCTCAGAAGAGGTAAGACGCTTCTTACGGAAGAGCACCTCAGTATTATTGAAGTCGGTGTAGATAGGTTGTGCTGCACCGAAAGAGGTGATCTGGTTGACGTTACTGTAGTTGTTGATATTCACCTGCTTGGTGAATTCGGTGCCGATCTTACGACCAGACACGTCCTTACCACCAGTCAGTTGCAGTTGACCGAAGAGTGCGAAACCAGCAGCGTGGTTATTCTCCAGGACCTGAGTTTTCCAGTTAGAGATAGGAGTCTCAGACTTAATGACGTAAGAGAAGTTTTGATAGAAGAAGGAGTCTTGAATCTTCTGGACAATCTCAGAAGGCTTACCAACGTCATCGATAAATCTACCAGGAGTCTTGGTCAAAGATCCGATATTCAGCACACCACGAGCAATGCTCAGGTTATCAATCAGACCAGATGCCTTAGAGATGGTGCCTGTGACTTTTTCACCTGCCAACCAGTCGCCATCATAGTCAACGATCTTAAGAATCTTAGGACCAATCTGCCAACCAGTGTTAGTTGAAACTGTGCCAGTTGCAGTTGCTTGCTCAACGTTAGGACCTTGGAATACCGTCTCACCTTCCAGGAAGCGAGAGGTCTCAACGATTGCTTCTGCTTTACCACCAAAGACTTCGGTCAGAAGCACCTGACGACCACTACCCTGAGTCAAGAAGGTGATGTAATCACCTGCTGCAGCAGACTGAGGTGTCAGACCAAATCTAATCTGGTCATTTTCCAGACCACTTTCATTACCAGCAATTGCATAGTAGATCTGACCTTCAACCAAGGTGGTCAAACCTGCGCTACTGGGCTTAGGCAACTCACCCACAGTGCTACCAACATCGTCAGAGCGGAATTGGATAGCAGCACCAGTGGTGATGCCATGAGGGAAGTTAAACTGCAGATAGTTGAGGTCAAGGTTGACAACGTAGTTAAACTCAGACTTCAGGGTGACTGTAGGCTCGGATGAGTAACCAGCACCAGGATTCTTGATCTGAATTTCACTCAGACGGTTGTTTTTGACAACTGCTACTGCCTCAGCACCTGTGCCACCACCACCTTCGATGACGACAGCAGGAGTTGAGGTATAACCACTACCAGGATCTGTGATCTTGATCTCAGACAGGATAGAAGTATTGAAGAGTTGCAGGTTGACTGGGAATGTGATTTCAGGTCTCAGAGTGTAGTCATGAGAGTAACCGAAACCAAATTCATTATTCTTCAGTCTCTTGATCTTACCGATATTTCTACCAGTCAGGAAGACTGATGCACCAGTGCCTTCTGCAGGAATGATGACTGATGCTGATGCACCAGATCCAGCAAGAGTTGCACCGAGGATGCCAGGAATAGCATCAATGTCGATAGTTGCAGTGGTATATCCTTTACCAGGGTCAGCAACACTAATGTTGCTAATGGTGCCAGATCCAACTTCGTCGTCCAACTCAACAGTAACGGTTGCTTTTGCACCTTCACCATCACCATCGATAGCCACGTCATAGTAGATGCCAGGTGCATATTCCGTGCCACCATCATTGATGATGATCTTCTCAATTTGACGGAAAGATGCAATATCGTTAATGATAGGCAGTTTCTGATAGAAACCACCAGGAGACACCAGTTTGATGGTGTTGATAGGACCAATTGCTCTGGTAGAAGTCGTTGAATAGAAAGAGTATGGTTTATCAAACTCGTCAGTAATTACCTCAGCAGAATTCTTCTCAGGCTCTTTGAGCAGGGGGAATTTGAATTGGAAGTCAGTAACAACTTCACTGACGGTAAATCTACCATCATAAGGTGTCTTGATGACATCAATGAAGGAGTTGCTGCCCACAGGAGAATCATCACCTGTGCGTGAAGGATCGAAGTAGTAGGAGATGTTTGTCACATCACCCAACACTGAGAATTTCACAAAGGGAGCATTTGACCCTGTTGCGTTGATACCAGGAGTGCCTTCTCTAACAATGTTATTAAAGGAGTATTCCAGTTTATACTGGTTATCCTGAGAGAATGACAGATAATAACCGAAGTTAGAAGTGTCACTCAGGTCAAAGATGTATTGGTGATCTCTAGTGAATACCAGAGTGGGATGCTTAGCATAGATGTTGACACTTGCAATAGCATTTTGATTGAAGGTTGGATTAGCACTTGCAAGGTCACGAATAGCAAATGTAAACTCTCTGGTGCCAAGGACTTGATCAATGAAGAAAGATCCGTTGAATTGTGTGCCTTGGAAACCTTCAGTGTAGATAATGTCACCCACATTGTAGAAGTGAGGTGAATTCGATGTGCAATACACAAACTCGGTGCGAGCAGATGCAGTGCGAATAATGTCTTTCTCAAGTTGAGCAGTGACGCGAATCTTCTTAACTGAAGCAAATCCTACGATCTTGACACTCTTTTCATCTTCTGCCAACTCAATATTGTTTTCTCTAAGAGAAACAACGTCACCGACAATATACTGAGATCCAGGGTGAATTTCTTCGATTCTGACCTGATAGTGATTGCCCAGGTCATATTCCATGAAACGAGCGTATTGACTGATCGCTTCTCTGGTTTCTACGAATCTCCAGGTCACAGTGCCGTCAGAAACGTCACCAGTGGTATGAGTAGGAGGTGTGGTCGTAGTAACACCACCACCGCTAGGTGCTACCTCATAAACGTTGAGACGATACCAAACTTTCTGCCCAACAGCATACAAACGATGAGGCAGCCACTCGGGCATGTCATTACCGATGTATTGAGGACGAGGATAGGGATGTTGAGTCAGATCAACATCAAACTTACCTGCATCGTCAATAAATGCCCAGTTGATAACACCATCGCTTACAACACCAGCACCGTGGGTTGGAGGGATTGTGCCAGAGGTGCCTGACCCCTGTGCTTCATAAATACGCTTCTGATAGTAAACTCGGTCTTGTGCAACGTATGCTGTTGCTGCTTGCCAAGGTGACTCAGGTTCTTCGCTATCGAAGTATTCACCAGCAATTTCATTGACATCTCCAGCAGTTGTGCGGAATCTATCAGTATTATTGAAGGTGCCGAAGATTTTACCGACTTCATAAGTAGTGCCGACACCAGGATTCTCCAAAGTGCCTGCGGGGACGTTTACAATCGTGCCATATGCCTGGGTTACACCAGCCTCGTTGAATTGTTGTAGAATCGACCCTTTGGTGAGTTTTACGTCTTGATTGAAAGTAAAGTCAAGCACATTGTCAATCTTCTGATACAATGCATCACGCATGTAGAATTTATTGACAACATCCGCTTCAATCAGGAATTTCTTGCCGAGAGGTGAAGGAATTGTAGATGTCTTAGATGCATAAGAGTCTCTTTGGCTGCTGAAGGTATAAGTGCCAGGATTCAGCGTAGAGAAGGTCTGAGACATGTCGAGGATCTGCAAACCGCCAGGACCGACCTCCCAGGCACTCAGAGCGGGCATATTGAGTGTATACCACACTGTAAGGGTCTCTGCATCAGTAAATGCAATAGATCCATGATTTCTGACGTTTGTCAGTGTATATGTGTTACCTTCATTAGTATGAAGTCTGTCAAACTTAACAAGAGTTACATCTGAGAAGGAAGTGGTGATTGCAATCTCGGAAGTTGGGACTGTATAAGATCCACCTTCATATGGAGCAAAATCATCAATAACCAGATCATCAATGTTACCAATGAAGCAGTTTGAAGCACCAGGAGCAGTTTGAGGACCTGCAAGTGACAGATCATCAAAATAGATGTCATCTGTAGACTGATAGGAGATCTGTTGGACTCCATTCAAGAATACTTCATAACGATACAGACCCAAGGACTCTTCACGCTTTTGGAAAGTCACATGGACCCAAGAGGTGCCAGCAAACGCTGTCCAGTTAGCAACAGTGGTAGAAGTTGCTGCTTGGACGTTATTTACATAAAGAATGACACGCTCATAGTTAGGAGACGTTGTATCACCATCAATCGACACTCTGATGGGGTTACCAGCGGTAGGATTGATATCAAACAGGACAGGCTCATGGTTTGTGCCATGTGCAGTGCTATTCATTGCAAACCATGCTCTGAAACTCCATTCTTGAGTTTCTTGGTTGAAACCAGTGTAAGCAACAGGTGCAGGTGCCTGAAGTTTCAGAGATCCGCTACCAAAACGATAAATCGAGGTATCGTTAGAAGTATTTCCAGGATCTGAGTAAACAATAGTTGCAGTGTCTTGCTTAGTGAAGTCAAGACTATTATTGGGGTCATTAAAGCGGAATGCAGCAAGTTGATCGCTCTGACGACGGTCTGCACCAATAATGCAGTCACCAGAGTTGTCAACAACGTGTCTTTTCGCTTGGAAACCGATATTTCCAGGATCAGCAACCTTAGTTTCGGTAATGATGGTGCCGTCATACTTCATATACTCAATCAGAGCATATCTTTCGTTTTCAGAAGCATCAACGTCGGCAACAACAGTATAATTGCCAAATACATCAACAGAAACACCAGCGTGCTTGATTGAGCGGAAATCGCCACTGACAGTCAGAGTCTTAGTCCATTCCCAACCAGTATTTGCACTTGCATAAGGGAATTTGCTGACTTGGATCTTGTCATACTTAGCAGCAGCGTTATTGTAAACATTCCAGACAATAACAGCATCACCATACTCGTCAAATGCCATTTCTGGGTCTCTGACGTATCCACCAACCACAGGGATCTGGCGAATGTAGTCAATCTCGATGTTTGCACCATCGTAGAAGAATACACCGAAGATGCAGTCGTTGTTTTCTTCGTTTTCACCGATAAACAGGAAACGATCGTTAGAAATCCACTCAATCTGACTAATCTTCTCAGATCCATCCTCAGAAGCAATCTTACGCTTCTCTACGAGGTCACCTTCGGGGTTACACTGGATAACCCACATATCATAAGGATCAGGTGAGTTAGAATCGGTATAACCAGCAAGATAGATCTGCTTCTCTTGGTCAAGACGGATAGAAGTAACATAATCACGTCTTGTGCTACCAGAGATACCACCAATTGCTCTCTGCCACTTCAGAATACCTGCGGGGGCAGCAGCATTATCGAAACCAGACTCATACAGACCCATCCAGATGTCAGGGTTAAAGGTATCGGCGTCAGGTTGGTATGTTTGGCCTGTTACATAAATGAGGTCGTTTTCTTGTGACTCATCAAGAGTCATTCTCATGAATTCAGCACGCTTCTGGTTAGCATTCTGAGGAATGAGGGTGCGATCCCAGATCAACTGACCCAGGTCATCAAACTTGGCAAGGAATGCTGCTTGATCGGCATCAGGCTCAGTAATGCTACCGCAAACATAGGTATAGCGAGTAGAAGACTGGACCATATCGTTAATGGTGATTCTACCTGCTGCTTCCAGATAGTCAGTAATCCAATAACGAGTCTTCTTAAACTGCTGAGGATGCGAAACACGAATCTGAGGAGGATTCTCAGGATCATATCCATTACCAGAGTTAATGATGTCTGCAGTCTGGACTTGACCAGTATTCTGGAGATTCAGACGCAGCACACCATCCTGACCTTGAGTTGTAATCAATTCAAAGGTAGGAGGAATGTCAGCGTTGTATCCAATACCTTCTTGCAGGACACGAATACGCTCAATACCAGCAACAACCTTAACTTTGAATGACTTATTGGTATTGTCAGTAATGGGGCGTGAGTTGACGATGATAACGTCTTGAGGACGCAACTCGTGCTCGATATCAGTAGTAATAACGCCGTAAGGACGATCACCAATCATCTCCTTGGTATAACCAAGGATATTCTGACCCTTAACAGAGTCGATAATTGCAGATGCACCGAATCCACCAGTGCCTTCATTGTCGAAGAAGACAGTATCATTAACCTGATAAGACTCACCAGGGTTTTCAATCACGAAACCATCAATCTGAGCATTCTCAAACTGAGTAGTTGTCTCAACTTCGATGTCAACTCTAGATTCTTCAGAAACCTGAGGGAAGTAGTCATAGATCTGCAGAGTTGCCTCTTCAGACATCTCAAGGATCTCTTGCTGCTCCAGAGCATCAATCAGACCATCATTGTTGCTATCTTGGATCTCAAAGATGATGGGATATCCTTCAACTTCAGTCGTCAGGACATCTGCTTCTTGGTTAGGTTGACGATCAATGTCGATATCAACGTCAACATAGGGATCTCTATATCTTACAACGTCAGCAGGAATGTTTTCCTGTGTTGCTGCTTGATCGAAATTCCAGTTATCGGGCAGTGAGTTAAATTGAGGTCCAATAATGTATGGGAATTCTGCAACACCAGATTCTGACGCATCAATTGTGATAAAATATGCGTAAGTGCCATCGGGGTATTCAGGTGTCTTACAGAAACGTCCGTTATAGTTGTCAAGGTCACCAGACTGGAAGTCATAGGTGTAGTCTGCTACAAACGATCCAGCAGGGTAAGTTGCAATTGCAGGACCATCTACACGAGCTGGGTTTGGATTGGTTGACTCATCGTAAACTACGTTATCTTTCAGTTTATAAGAAGTACGCAGTCTTCTGATTCCACTGTTTTGGTCAGTGGGATCAATATAACCATAAGGACCATAAATGGGGTTACCATCAAACGCCCAACCGATGATAGGTGAGTGTCTGAAGTTGGTTTCAAGCTCTTTGAATTGCTGGGTTACAGGATCAAGGAATACGTTGTCACCAACCACATAACGCAACTCTTTAGGATCACTCAGGTGAGCATACTCACCACCAAACTGGTTGTTATAACCAGTGAAGACATAACCTCTTGCAAAGTCATACTTATTGACAAGATCATACTGAAGGTTTCTATTCCACTTGAAGACTTCGGGAGTGAAAGTTGCTCTTTCACCAATAGCTTCCAATCTAACAGTAGTATTACCTTGAGTATAACCAACACCTCTGTTTGTGATAGTCACAGACAGCACACGACCTTTATCTTCACCAGTTGTGCCGATAGTTGCTTGACCAATAGCACCAAAACCATCACCATTGATGATTACATTAGGTGGTGTGGTATATCCACTACCAGAGTTAATAATAGCGATAGAAACAATACGACCATTGATCACAATGGGTTGTGCCAAAGCACCTTCACCAGAGTTGACTCTGACCTCAGGATCTGAAGTATATCCTGTGCCAAAGTTAGTGATATTAACACCAGAGATAGGACCACGGACGTTAGCAACTGCTGTTGCACCTTGTCCACCACCACCAGTAATAGCAACACTAGGTTGCGAATCATAACCACTACCTTGCTGCTCAACCAGAATTCTAGTAACACGACCGCCAGTGATAACTGCTTGTGCAGTTGCACCACTACCACCGCCACCAACGATAGAAACCAGAGGAGACTCGGTATAACCACTACCTTGGTTAGTAACAGTAAATGATGTCAGACTACCATTAACAACAACTTCGCCAGCAGCACCACTACCACCGCCACCAGTAATCTCTAGGGCAGGTTTGTTACCAGCATCATAGTTTTCACCTTTGTTAGTTACTGCGATACCAGTCAGAGGTCCAAATTGGACATACTCAGAAGACTTATATGACCAGATAGAGACACCATTGATCCATGCACCAATTGGTGAATTCGCAGCAACATTCTGACGTTCGGAAATAGTCTGGACATCTCTAGGGAATCTCAGCAGTTTACGCTGGTTGCCAGGAATCAGTGCCGATCCTGTAAAGGGACCGATCTTGTAGTTGGGCAGACCAGATGCTGCCACATACACATACTCATCATTAAAGAAGGAGTTTTGGATGTTAGTCGTAAACTCACTTACAACTTTATCAATAGATGCTTGATCTGACTTACCTCTATTGAGGTCAACTGACAACAGGATATTACCTTGAGGGATAATATCGGTAGGTGTATTCAGTTGATATGAGAAGGTCAGGGGGTCAATACGAGATGTGACGGTAAAGGTGCCGTTATACACAACGGGGTTTGCACCATAGATCGTCACCTGATCAGAAACCAGCAGACCGTGAGGATTATTACAATAAACAGTTGCAGTCTGGTTATTAACACCACCAGACTCAATGCGATCAACTTGAATGAGTTTCTTGACGTTATACAACCAAGAAGACAGTCTCTCATCGAGTGCTGTCGATCCCAGGTTAGCAACTTTCAGTTTGTCACCCTGAATGTAGTAAGATCCAGTGTCATCCAGGACGGTAGTGCCTGCTTCAGCAATACCCAAGACACGCATCTTACATTCTTGGTCTGTGCCTCTGTTGACATACACAAAGATGTCAGATTGGACCACAGTGCCAGGATCCCAGTCCTCAACAACACCATTTTTGCTTCTGGTGCATTCAATAAACTGGTTGAGTGATTTTTCCTTATACTGGACCTCTTCCTGGTCGTTAATACGGATTGTGCCGTTTCTTTCTGGCCATCCGATAGTAGAGTCAACAGTAATGATCTGACCATCAGTAGTCAGAGGCTCTACCAAGGTAGTTTTATAAGGAATCTTGAATTCGCCACTCAGAGTCTCTTCTGAGATTGCCAATTCGTAGATTGTGTCAGTTCCTTCAATAATAGTGATGACATTTTCAATCAGAGCAGATGCTGCCTTGATATTCTGGTCAACAGGGTCAGCATACTGATTCAACTGAGAGTCAATCAGGTTGCTTGGGTCGCCTTCGAGCAACTCAGCACGCAACACAGTGTCAACCACCCAAGTTGCATGGGAAGGACTGATAATCTCATCTTTAGGATAGAAGATAGAGATTTCTTCACCAAACAGGATCTTAAACAGATACTGAGTAGCGAGCTCGGTGCCTTTTGAGATATAGAAGTCTTTAATGGTCTTAATGACCTGGACAGGGTTGACCTTAGCAAAGTCAACATCAATAGTGGGCAGGAATTGTCTTCTAAACTTATCAAAGACTTCTCTCAGGAAGAGAGAGTCCAAATTAGTTACAACAGACCCCTCAGGGTGTGTGGACTGCCTCAGAGCAGACTCACCAGCATAGATTTCGTTGTGGAGTTGATCATATCCAACAGGACCAGATACACCACGAGAAACACCCAAGAATGCCGAAGGTGAGTAACCTGCACCACGCTCAATGATGTCAAAACCTGTGACTTCATCATATCCAACATCTACAGATGCTCTAGCAGACTTAGGCTCAGCAATGTAGATCTTAGGTGGGAATTCGCTCGAATATCCTTCGCCAAAGTTGACAACGTTGATGTCAGTGATCTCACCATTGAAGATCGTTGCAATTGCTTCTGCTCCTGTGCCGCCAATAGGCTCACCGTAAGCATCTTTGCGATCATCAACAATATAAACTGAAGGAGCGTCGGTATAACCCTTTCCACCCGTCAACATCTCGATATTAGTGACAGATCCCGATGCAACGGTCACGTCAAGCACCTGTGCGCCCACAGGTTGGATAATACGGACTCTAGGAGGGGTAAGATACCCTCTACCTCTATTTGTGATCAGGATTTCGTAGACCTGACCGTCTTGGTTGATTCTAGAAACTGCTGCAGCGTTGATACCATCTTCGGGAGCAGGATCAATGTATACAATGGGAGGATTTGAGTATCCAAAACCCATTTCAGTTACAGCAATGCTATTGGCAACCAATCTACCCTCGGAGTCAATCTGAGGTTGTCCAATTTCAGCACCACTGGGGTTTCTAAATGTAATAGCAGGGATGAAGTCATATCCACTACCAGAATTCTCGATGGTAATAGAATCAACTTGTCCTGTAACGTCATCAACAGTCAGAGACAGAACAGCATTACTGCCGCTGCTATTTACAGGCTCAGCGATGATGGGAATAGGTGGGTTGTATGAAGAATAACCCTGACCACCATCAATAAGACGAATATCTTTGATACCGCCAATCAGAGACTTGGCAGTTGCACCTTCACCCGTTTTTGAGATGACGGCAACTTTTGGATTAAAGTCCAAACGATAACCACTACCACCTGACTTGGGGATCAGACGAGAGATAGCACCACTTTCTGCTACCTGGACAATAGCATCAGCACCAGATCCATATGCAGGTGCAATATATTCAACAGATCTAATATGGATGACATCAGCAGCACCCAACACTGAATCAAAGATAAGAGTATCTTCAAAGATTGAATAATCTTCGTAAGGTTTCAGCAGTCTGCCATTCTTATGAATAATCAGACCAATTTCCGACGTTGGGCGGTATGCCTGAGTATTGAGACGCATTGGATACTCATGTCCACCTTCCCACTCGGTATAGGGGACAGCATCCAACGTCAAAATAGGTTGGTTTGCATAACCAACCAGATAAATGATCTGAGTAAAGTCTGAATTGTCAACACCAGTCCTTTCACGGGGTGGATTGGTGAAACGAATCTCATCTCCCTCAAGGTAGTAGTCAACCCCAGGGATATTGAAGTAGTTGTAAGTGATTACAAGGAGATGCTCAGCACTTGGGGGTGAAGTGGGAGTGCCAAGGAAACTCAGGGGGAAAGATGTCCTTACACCATCGAACAGTGTAAAAGGATTTTCCAGTTGTTGTTTCTTCTTATCAAACTGAGCGATAGATACGCCAGGAGTGATAATAGCATCAGGACCACGAGTCACAGACTCGTAATACATGACTTCATTATCGATCATGATGGATCCATTCTGATCCAAGAAACCATCAATCGATTCTACTTCCAGTTTGTCTTCAGAAAGACCTACATTAGAAAGCAGTTGTGTGCTGCTAGAAAGCTGCTCTGTATTATACTCGTCTAAGTCGAGATAATTGAGAAGGTTATTGAGGATATCATACGGTCTGCCTGTTTTCTCCTGAGACTTGTAATACTCGAAGAGAAAGTTGACAAACTGCTGATCTTCTTCCCTGATAAACTCAGGTAGTTGACCTTCGACGCGATCAGATACGTTAATGTTTTTGTTTTGCATCTATCTCAGAAACAACCGTCTGGCACTGGATACTCGAAAGAATCCATTGGGTAATCAATGATATTTATACCCCCTGTAGGACCGAAGTTGTATCCCGAGAAGTTGTTGGGATCGAAGGTGGGGACAGGGATTGTGTTAATCGTAAAGTCGATTGGATTAACCGCAGGATTAAAGATTGTGGGGTCAACGCCAGGTGGAATGTCAATAGATCCACTGTAGGGCACGACCTGAATTGGAAGTCTTTCGATATTGTCGGGAGTATCCGAAATTGCCAGAGGTCCAACGCAAACTTTGCCAGATCCGTAGTCAACCGTGCCAACGGTTGGGTTGAGAATCAATTCTGTTTCATCACGCTTAGTAACCAGCATCAAGTTGCCCTTACCATCGTCTCTGATGTTGACAGGGACCAGGACTTCAGTTGCAACGTTGGAGTTAAACGCAGGAGTGATGATCTGAGCGCCAGTTGATTCGTCAAGTGCAAGGTTTACCAAATCTTCGGTATAACCAGTTGCATAGAATGTGCCAGACTTGACCACAGAGAATGAAGGGTCACATTTTGTGCCACCGACGTTGCCATCGGGGTCTGTGCCGTCTCCATTCTTAGGCTCGTCGCCAGCATAGGATGAAGGATCGTAAATTCTGTTACCAAAGTCCAAACATTGGGTAAATACGTTACCCCAAGTGAATTGATCCAGATTTTGACCCAAAGTAATCTGAGTTACGCTACCAGCAATGGATGTATCGCTGTTATCGATCACAGCACCAAACTTAGATCCATCAATACGGTTATTGAAGCGGTTTGTTTGACCTGCTTTGTTAAATTGGTCAATTGACTGCAACACTTTGGTGCCAAGTTGCGATCCAGTATTGGAAGTTGCGTTTCCGTCGTAGTAAACGTAAGATTTTGGAATAATGTAGTAAGAAGTGGGATCAACGATGACAGGCTCGATTGATGCAACCGCAAACTTCTTCAGATCATTCTTGATTTTCGCTTTTGTGCTCGCATTGAGCTTTGTGCCTGTCTTAGGACGGATAGCGATAAAGACTTTACCGTAAATTGGTGGAGAAAGTCTCTCTCCGCCATATGCAGTCACCGATGCTGCTTGAGGATACACTTCAGAAACGATATGCTCATAATCATTCTCGGTCACAGCACGGTTTTGCGTTGCATACGCTCTAGGTGCTCTAAATTTGATGCTTAGACCTGTTTCGCGATCTTCGCCTTGCTGTGCTGACTCCTTGACATGCAGCATCATGCCTGCTGTAGGCAAAACGCGCCCATCAGAGTCAATAATGTTGCCGATGAAGCTAAATGACTTCGATCCGTTTGCTGCTACACCATCAGTTTGCACATATTCCAGTCTGATGTATTCACCATCAATCAATTTGCGCCCCAAAACGCCATCACCGAAGATCAAACGGTATCTGAGGTCATCTGTTTCCTCCAAATAGTAGATTCTGGAGGTTTCTGTCAATGCAGTCGCGTTATTTACGAGACTGTAGGTGTCAGTTTCCGAAGATTGTGCGTTTGGAGAGATGTCAACACTGAGAAGACCCGTATCTACGTTTTCTGCAGGGATCAAAAACTCTTGTTGCTTCGTATAATCAACTGTATAGTTGTATGAGAGCAGATTTCCTTGATAAATGACGACATCATCGAAAGTTGCCAGTCCAGTTGAGGAATTTACGGGGACTGTGATGTCTCTTGTGAGTGTAAATGTGAAAGAATCGAGTGCATTCTCCGCAACAAACACATCTCCCTTCTTCAAAGTCGCAAATTCGGGAAATGTAGTGCCATTTAGAGCGATCTCTGTCTGTGCTTCGATCTTAATACACGCTTTAGGCGCTTTAATTGACCTAGGAGTGTAATTTAACTGCTTTGCAATGCGGACAATGTTGT